GTTGTTGATACGAATGACGTTACCGCAACAGCCCCTGGTGATATCAACATCTACTATCGCTCAATTATTATCCAAAACCTGATGTAATAGTAGTAACTCTCTGTAAATAGAGGTTATATTACCCATTAAAAGGGAGCCTTCGGGCTCCCTTTTTTTGTTATAAATAGAGGTGAGGAGATATTAAAATTATGGCATCTGATATAGGCGCAATCGCAAGTCAACCAGAAAATCAAAACTTTCTTTCCCCTCTTGGGTTTCGTTTTGGTATTCGTAAAATGCCTCATGTCAACTGGTTTCTTCAGTCAGTAAATATTCCTGGTATTACCATGGGCGAAGCACCCCAGCCTACCCCATTCATTGACGCAGCACAGCCTGGTGAAAAATTGACCTATGACCCACTTTCAATCACATTCAAAGTAGACGAAGACCTAAAGAACTGGTCTGAACTTCAAGAATGGTTGATCGGCATAGGTAATCCTGGTAGCTTTCAACAATACCGAGATAATCTACAAAAAAGAAAGGGTGAGGCAATTCTTTCTGATGCCACACTTCTCACGCTGAACAGTACCATGAATGCAAATTTTCAAATCACATTCAAAGATTTGTTTCCAACATCACTTGGCGAGTTGCAATTTGATTCTACCCAAACAGATGTTGATTACCTGACAGCCTCAGCTACTTTCCGTTACCTAAGTTACGATTTTAAAAAATTATCAAAATAGCACTTGACAAATCGTAAAAAAAGACTATACTTATAGATACTTGGATTGTTGTATGGAGGCTGTTTTGAAGTTAGAAGAGATTCTTGCCTTGTGGGAAATTGACAGCAAGGTTGATACAATTGAATTAGACAAGGAAAGTCTAAAGATTCCCTCCTTGCACAATAAATACCTTAAAATCTATACCTCAGAAAATCTTCAGCTCAAGAGGATGACTCACGATTTTAAGGAAATGGAAAGACATAAGTTTGAATACTACTCAGGCAAAATGAGTGGGGAAGACTTGAAGGAGCAGGGATGGGATCAATTTGACCACAAATTGCTCAAGCAAGATATTCCGCGCTATCTAGAATCTGACCGCGAATTGATTAAACTGCTATTGAAGATCGACTATCAGAAAGAAAAGGTAGAGACAGTCAAGTCTATTATGACCAACATCAATGGGCGTAGTTTTTATATTAACAACGCAATTACTTGGCAAAAGTTTTTAAATGGAATTAATTAGGATGATGGCACAGATAAATAGTTGTGACCCGCGATGTGTCTGGAAATAATGCCAATATGAAACGATGGCACTTCGATAATTGTAAACATAAGAACTAACTATGGCCGATATTATATTATCCAAAGTGAATGAAGCATTTCTTCAAGTTGATGGTGAGCGTTCTACTCTTCAAGAAATGTCTGATTACTTTACATTTTATGCTGAAGGCTATCAATTTATGCCTGCGTTTCGGAGCAAGCAATGGGATGGCAAAATTAGGCTCGTTGACCTCCGCAACAATACCATATATGCAGGGCTACTTTCACACATTGAACAATTTGCTCAAGATAGAGACTATGAGGTCCAATACCACGACTCTTCTGTTGGTTTGACAGAAGAGTTTTCTTTACAGGAAGGCAAAGAGTTTGTTGACACCCTCAAACTTCCTGTGACAATTCGTGACTATCAGCTAAATGCGTTTGTTCATGCAGTTCGCAAGAAACGCTGTCTTTTGCTCTCCCCTACGGCATCTGGTAAGTCTCTTATCATCTATATACTCATGCGATACTATGAGGGAAAGAAGGCGCTCATCATTGTTCCCACAACCTCGCTCGTCTCTCAGTTGTATGGGGATTTCGACTATTACGGAAAAACCGAAGGTTGGGAATCAAAACATCACGTTCACTATATCATGGCCGGAAGAGACAAGCAGTCAGATATGCCAATTACGATTTCTACATGGCAGTCGCTCTATAAAATGCCAAAGCAATACTTTGACCAATATGATGTTATTGTAGGCGATGAATGCCATCTGTTCAAGGCCAAATCTTTGACCTCTATTATGACCAAGCTGGTCAATGCAGAATATCGCTTTGGCACAACAGGCACTTTGGATGACACACAGACACACAAACTTATCCTTGAAGGATTATTTGGTCGGGTCAAAAAAGTCACCACGACAAAAGATCTCATTGACAAAAACCAATTGGCTAAATTTGACATCAAGGCCATTACTCTTAAATATCCAGAGAAGTATTGCAAAGAAATTTCTAAAAAGAAGTATCACGAAGAAATAGATTTTTTGGTTGGATGTAATAAACGCAATGCCTTTATACGAAACCTTGCGGTGAGCCTTGAAGGTAATACCCTTGTCTTGTTTCAATATGTAGAGAAACACGGAAACCTTCTTCATACAATCATTAAGGACAAAGTAGCCAAAGGGCGAAAAGTATTTTATGTCTATGGAGGTACTGATACCGAATTAAGAGAACAGATCCGAGCTATTGTAGAAACTGAAAAAGATTCTATAATAGTAGCATCATATGGGGTTTATTCGACCGGAGTAAACATCAAAAATCTACATAACATTATATTTTCCCACCCAGGTAAATCAAAAATACGGGTACTGCAAAGTATTGGTAGAGGTCTGCGAATGAGTGAGAGCAAAAACTCAGCCACACTATATGACATAGTAGATGATCTGAGCTATAAGGCTCATAAGAATTTTGCCGTAAAGCACTTTGTCGAACGATATAAGTATTATATGCAAGAAAAATTTCCCACCAAAATATATAAGGTAGACTTAAAATTCTAATATGGACTATAAAGTAAAATATATTCAATTTAATAATGGAACCGAGTTGATTAGTCGAGTCGATTTTGAAGATTGGGAAAATACAAATCACATTAGATTGTATGACCCATATCGTCTTTATCCAATTCCTCCATTTTTAAATCTAGGCGATACAGACCACCAGACATTAATTTTAATCAAGTGGTTACCATGGACCGAGGATTCTTATATTAATATTATGACTAATAATATTTTAGTGGTTACTGATGTATCGGCTCGTATGCAAGAATATTATGATACAAGTATACAAAGATCTATCGAAGAATTAATTGACAGAGAATTTAGAAAATTTGAAGAAGTACCAGAACCACCATTATTTGATGACGAACTAGAAAGTATTGAAGGCGAAGGCGTTGAAGGCGAAAGCGTTGAAGAATTAGCAGAATTACTAACCGAAATAACTAAACACAAAAAAAGGGTATTACATTAAATGGCAAATAAGACTAAAGCAAATCATTATGTAAACAACGGAGATTTTTTGGATGCAATGGTAGAATTTAGGAATTTTGTTCATGTAGCTAAAGATGGTGCCAAACCAAGGCCCAGAGTCCCAGATTACTTGGGTGAGTGTTTTATTAAAATTGCAACACACCTATCATATAAGCCTAATTTTATTAATTATACTTTTCGAGATGATATGATTGCAGATGGTGTTGAGAATTGTCTGCAATATATTGACAATTTCGATCCGGCCAAATCAAAGAATCCGTTTGCCTATTTTACACAAATTATCTATTATGCATTTTTGCGTAGGATTCAAAAAGAAAAGAAACAGTTATATGTAAAATATCGAGCAATTGAGCGATCTGGATTAATGGACCAATTGGCTCACCACGATTCACACGACAAACGTACTGGTATTGTTCAACAGCCGGCTTTATATGAAAATATGCAAGAGTTTATAACTTCTTTTGAAGCTGGAATTCAAAAGCAACGACAAAAGACTAAGACCACAAAAAAGAAGAAAGGCTTGGAAAAGTTTGAGAAGGAAAAGGCTGAGGTCAAGGATTCATAATGAAAATAGGACTTATCAATGACACACATTTCGGGGGCAGAAACGACAGCGCAGCCTTCAACGAATACTTTTTTAAATTTTATGACAAAGTTTTCTTTCCATACCTACGGGAACATAACATCAAAACCGTTGTTCATTTGGGAGATGTAGTAGACCGCCGAAAATTCATTAATTTCAATACGCTCCAATCGCTCAGAGAGAAATTTATCAATAAACTTGGAAAGGAAGAAATCGACACTCACATTATTATTGGAAACCACGACACTTATTATAAGAACACAAACGACGTAAATTCCATGACAGAGTTATTTTCCTCGTTTGATGGAAAGCACGAACCCTGGATATATGCAGACCCAACTGAAATTATATTTGATGGATTAAAGATTCTTATTATCCCTTGGATTAATGACGGGAATCGCAAAGAAACATATGACTTTATTGAGAATAGTGATGCTCAAATTATTATGGGGCATTTAGAATTAGCAGGGTTTGAAATGCATCCCGGATATTCCAACGAACACGGAATCGACGCTGCAATATTTAATAGGTTTGATATGGTCATGTCTGGGCATTATCATCACAAGTCAGACAACGGTACTGTTTATTATCTTGGTGCACCGTATGAAATAACATGGACAGATTATCAAGACTCCCGAGGATTTCATGTGTTTGATACAGACACCCGAGAACTGGAATACATTCGCAATCCCTATAGAATGTTCCACAAAATCTTTTATAATGATGAGGGTAAAACTTTTGAAGAAGTGACAGGCGAAGACTTTTCGTCATATAAGGGGTCGTGTATTAAAGTTGTCGTGCAGAATAAAACAAACCCATATTGGTTTGATATTATGTTAGACAAACTATACAAAGTAAACCCAATGGCAGTTTCTATTGTGGAAGACTTTACTGACATTAGCAACATTGGTGAAGATTCTTTAATCGACCAAGCCGAAGATACAATGACAATCTTGAATAAGTATATTGACAGCATTGAAATTGCAGGTGATAAAATAGAGCTTCAAGAACTTTTACAAGATTTACATAAAGATGCGTTGACTATGGATTTAGAGTAATAATGTTACAGTTTCATAGTATCCAATGGAAAAATTTCCTTTCGACAGGAAATACTTGGATAAAAGTTGACCTTGACCGACACTTGAACACATTAATTGTTGGCGAGAACGGAACAGGAAAAAGCACCATTCTTGATGCATTGACGTTTA